TGACATCACGAGTGGTGGCACTGGAACTAGCACTGGAACTGGCACTGGCACTGGAACTGGCACTGGCACTGGTAGTGGCACTGGTAGTGGCACTGGTGTTGGTACAGGTAGTGGCACTGGTGTTGAGGACGAAATAGTAGATGTCGCACCTGAGGGCTTTTCAATTGGGCCGGGTACTGGTGGTGGCACTGGAACTGGTGGCACTGGAACTGGTGGCACTGGAACTGGTGGCACTGGAACTGGTGGCACTGGAACTGGTGGCACTGGTGGTGGTTGGGGTGAACCTGACATTCCCAATCCCGAAGATTTTTCATGGTCTGCATCCAAAGGTTTTACTGCGCCTTCCGTAACATCGGCAACTACAGCCGATGATTTGGAAACAATCGGAGTAGACAATATTACAGACTTAGCTACAATGCAAGCTATGTATAATAATCCTGATGCTTATGGTGTAGGTTATAATGATTTTGTAGACATGGGTTATTTTGAAAAGGCTGCAGCTGCGGATTATGAACGGGAGAAAGCTGCTGCTGCTGCCCTTCAAGCCTCTTATAGAGATAAAGGTAAGGATGTTACTATAAGTGTAAATAAAGATGGTCTTTATAACTATACGGGTAAAGACGCATTTTCAGTCGGATACAGCGAGATGGGTAAGGGTGCTGAACTTCTAGGACGAAATTTTGGCATTGGAAGTGTTGTGGATGGTTTTAACAGAGCATTTGGAACAACTGACGAAAAAGCCGGAATAAGTACGGTTGCTGGGGGCGAGTATTATGGAGGCTTGCGAGAAGAAGATATAACTTCTGAACAAATAGAAGCTTCTAGGGGAGGATCTAATTCTAGTGATGGTCAATCTGATTCTAGTGATGATCAATCTACTTCACAACAAAATGAAGATGACACTTTTGGAGAAGATGAACCTGATGAAGGTGTAGACGATACAGATACAGATACAGAGACATCTACAACAGAATCTGAAGAAGAAGAAGAAGCACCAGAAACTGCTATGGAAGCATACTTTAGAAAATTAGGAATTGCCAGCCCTGCCCTTACCGTTCCTTCTACTTCTCCCTCTTATTTTCAAGGGTATCCTTCTTACTTACCACCAACAGGACCAGCCGCTAATGCAGCTTATCGCAGAAAATTAGCATTAAGAACTCCTAGATATCAGGAACCTTCAGGAACAAATCCTAGTATTGCTACATATGCAGCAGCATATGGAATACCATATACAGAAGCTGCCAAGAAGTTTGCACCACCAAGTGTCCCCGCAATGGGTGGTGGTGGTCTTCGTAGTTTGATGGAGTATAAATAATGGCTACAGAACGCAATCCCTTTGATAAGATACCTGAAGGTACAGAGACTAATATAATTGCTATGATGCCTGAAGAAAATTCTAATGTCTCTATTGAGATTGATCCTACTGATGGCGGTGTAATTGTAGACTTCTCTTCTGAAGAAGATGCAGTCATGGAACCATCAGAAGAAATCAGTGAATGGTATGCTGACCTAAGTGAAGACCTCGAAGCAGAAGAACTACAGGATATTGCCAGTGATGTAATTGAAAATTTTAATGCAGATAAAGATAGTCGTGCTGAATGGGAGTCTATGTTTGAACGAGGCTTTGACCTACTTGGTCTCAAGCTGGAAGAAGGTTCAGAACCATTCCAAGGTGCATGTACTGCTGTACATCCCCTCCTAATTGAATCGGCTGTCAAGTTCCAATCAAAAGCTTCAGGTGAGTTGTTCCCTGCCAGTGGCCCTGTCAAGGCACAGATACTTGGTGCTGCAACTCCAGAGAAAGAGATGCAAGCCAACAGAGTTCAGAACTTTATGAACTTCCAGCTTACTGAACAGATGCCTGAGTACTTTGATGAATTTGAAAGGATGCTTTTTCATCTACCATTAATAGGTTCAGCATTCAAGAAAGTTTATTATAATGCTACACTGAAAAGGCCCGTATCAGAATTTATCCCCATAGACCAGTTCTATGTGTCTTACTACGCAAACGATCTCAGAAATGCGGACCGATATACTCATGTAATTCAAAAAAGCCCAGTAGACATGAAGTTGGACATGATGTCTGGTGTCTATAAAGACATTGAACTTCCTGAACCAGCCCAGCTTTCTGCATCAGGGTTTGCCAGCAAGATAGATAATATTCTTGGTCTTTCTCCATCATATGATTCTGATCCACAGTATGTTATCTTAGAACAACATTGTTATCTTGATCTTGAAGAAGAGGGTGTACCTTGCCCTTATATCGTAACTGTTGAAGAACAGTCAAGACAAGTTTTAAGTATTCGTAGAAACTACAAGCAAGACGATCCAAACAAAGAGAAACGAAGTCACTTCGTTCACTATAGGTTTGTTCCCGGCTTTGGTTTCTACGGGTTGGGCCTTATCCATTTCCTCGGTAACCTCACCATGTCGGCAACTGCTGCAATGCGCTCCCTAATAGATGCAGGACAGTTTGCCAATTTACCGGGCGGATTTAAGGCCAAGGGAGTGCGGATGGTTGGTGACAACGATCCTATCGCCCCCGGCGAGTTCAAGGAGGTCGAAGCAACTGGTATTGATTTATCAAGGGCAATAGTTCCCCTGCCTTATAAAGAGCCTTCCCAAACGCTCTTCCAGATGCTTGGGTTCGTGACTGCTGCTGGTCAGAAGTTTGCGGACAGTACTGAGCAAGTTATCTCTGATGCTGCCTCCTATGGACCCGTGGGTACTACAATGGCATTGCTAGAAGCTTCAAGTAAGTTCTTCTCTGCAATCCATAAAAGATTACATAAATCACAGAAGGATGAATTTAGAATCCTTGCACAAATAGATTATGATTATCTACCTGATAAGTATCCATACCAAGTACCATTTGAAGATCGTGATATCTTCAAGGCTGACTTTGATGGACGTGTAGATATTATTCCTGTCTCTGATCCTAACATTCCATCCAATGCCCATCGTATGATGTTGTCTAACATGGCTTTGCAAATGGCACAGCAATCCCCACCGGGAATGTTTAACATTGAAGAACTGAATAGGACTATTCTTAGTGCTGCTAATATGCCTAACCTAGAGCAGATACTTCCACCAAAGATTGAGCCTCAACCTCTTGATCCTGTATCAGATATCATGGCTGTTACAAAGGGTCTGCCTATTGCAGCCTTCCCGTCTCAGAACCATGATGCCCACATACAAGTTAAGATGATGTATCTTCAAGACCCAGCAAATGGTGCTAATCCTATCATGGCTCGTATCAAACCTGTACTTGAATCTAACATACAAGAACATTCTGTACTGAAGTATCAAGAACAAATGAATGGTGTTACATCACAGATGCTACAGCAAGTTCCGGTAGAACAACAAGGACAGTCTACTGTTATTGAGATGGCTATGGCGGAGGCTGCACAAAAAGTTATGCAAGCCAATCAACAACCACCACCGCCTACACCAGAACAACAACTGGTTGCTCTTGAACAGGAGAAGGTTAAACTACAGCAACAGAAGCTTCAAGCTGATACAACAATCAATGCTGCTGAACTTGAGCTTAAAACAAAAGAGCTTGATCTTAAAGAGAATGCACAAATACTTGATATGCTTGAGTCTGGTGCTACTGATAACTTTAAACGTGAGAAAGCTGAAGCAGACCGAGAAACAAAGAAAGAATTATCAGCAATGAATAATCTTGCTAAGATAGAAGTTGAAAGAATGAAAGACGAAAAAGATACAGAGAATACTAAAGTTAATACACTATCTCGTGTAGCAATAGAAGAAATGAAAAAGGGAGACAGCTAATGATGACAAAAGGTAAAGGGTATTCGGAGCATGTAAAGAATACTGCAAAAGGTTTTGGTGATGCACCCAAGGCTGAAGTATATGGTGGCCGTGGTTCACGAAGTGTTCTCAATGAATGGGACAAATCTTCTTATGAATTTCCAGCTCCAAAGAAAAGTACTAAGAAGGCTTCACTGTAACCCAGATGGAAATTTGGGATGAAGTTGTGCAAGAATTTAACGAAGAAATTGAAAGATTAAAAGTATCACTAAGTAATGGTGTTGCTGAAGATTTTGCCCACTACAGACAACTTGTAGGTTCTGTACAAGGTCTGGAGTGGGCAAGAACAAACCTAACAGAAATTATTAAAAAAAGGATGTATAAAGAGGATTAAATGAGACAGGTACAAATGGGTAATGCAATGAAGAATGACGAATGGATTGATATTGAAGATGAAGTAAGTGACCCAGCTGATCTTCCAGAACTACCGGGCTTTCATGTTTTAGTAAGGCCGTTGACAGTAAAGAGTAAAACAAAGGGTGGTATCTTTATTCCTGATTCCACCAAGGATGACATGAGTTATCTTACAACTGTGGGTAAGGTAATCGCATTAGGAGACTTGGCTTACAAAGATGTAGATAAGTTTCCCAATGGGGACTGGTGTAAGGTAGGAGACTACGTATGCTACGGTAAACATGCAGGAACAAAGCTATACTATCAGAATGTTAAACTATTACTATTGTTTGATGATCAGGTAATTATGCGAGTAAGTGATCCAAAGAATCTTGATCCTACATTTAATTTAGGAAAAGGCTCTCACTGATTTGTGATAAGCCAATAAGTATGGTATAATAGTATAACAATAAATTATTACGTAAGGCGTTTGTCTCGTAAGCAACGGAGAATATAATGATTGAGAACGATGATTGGAGTACTGTTGAAGTATCCCAAGGTGAAGTAGAGTATGAAATTGAAGAGCCTGTAGTTAAACAGAAGGCTCAAGAAGATATTAAAGAAGATGACACCGAAGTTGAAGAGCCTAAAGAACTTGAAGGAATTGAAACGGCTGGTGCAGAAAAAAGAATTAGGCAACTTGTTAAACAAAGAAAAGAACGAGAAGAACAAGTAACATCTTTACAAATACAGAATGAAGAATTAAATAAAAAGTTATTGGGTAAAGAGAATGAAGTACAGAGTATGGGTAAACGTACTCTTGCTATGTCAGAGAAACAGCTAACAGATAAAATAGCATTAGCAAGAGAAGTTTACCTAGAAGCATTTGAAGAAGGAGAAAAAGAAAAACTTCTAAATGCTCAAGAAATGTTAAACGAAGCACAAGGTGATTTAAAAGCAGTCAATAGTGCTAAAGCACGTTATGCACAACAAGAACAGAAAGCTGTGGAACAGTCAGTGGCACAACAGCAGCAGGTTCCACAGGCAGCGTCTGATCCTAAAGCAGAACAGTGGGCATCAGATAATAATTGGTTTGGTAAAGATAATGTGATGACTGCGGCTGCACTTGCTATTGATGCAGAACTAAAGAATGAAGGATATGATCCAAGTGATAATGATTTTTATCAAGAAATTGATAACCGAATTAAAACGTCTTTTCCACATAAGTTTGAAGAAGACAAAGAACGTGTTCAGGAAACTACGTCAAGTCCTGCTCAAGTGGTGTCGGGGAGTTCTCGCTCTTCTCCGAGTTCTAGGAAAAAGGTTAAGCTTTCGCAAGAAGATTTAAGGCTTGCCCAAAAATGGAATATACCTCTTGAAACGTATGCCGCTCAGAAGCTTAAAGTACATCAAGCTGATGGCGACTATACAGATATAAAATAGTAGCGTGGAGAATAAAATGGATACAACACGAAATGAAACACGTAGTGACACTCTACGAGAACAGAATCTACGAGAAGATCAATGGACCTATGAGGAACCCGATGCCCTCACTATCCCAGAGGTAGTAAAAGCACGTTATGACAATGAGGGTATGTCCCTTCGTTGGCTGCGTATATCGTTAAAAGGTCAAGACGACATCACTAATGTTGGTAAGAAACAACAGGCAGGGTGGGTCTTCGTAACTCCTGATGAAGTTCCCGAAATGGCTGTTACATCCTTCGTGAGGGATGAAGGCCGTTACCTTGGTACAGTCTGTCGTGGAGACTTAGCATTGGCTAAAATGCCAGCTGGCAAGGTAAATGCCCGGAGAAAGCATTATGAAAACAAAGCAAATGATATGATGGATGCAGTAAATGCCCAGCTTATGAAAAACTCTGATTCTCGTATGCCTATCTCCAACACAAGTAAATCGGTAACAACACGAGGAAGGCGACCTTCTTTTCAGAACTAGCTTTCTTCTTAACAAGGAGATGAAACAATGTCTACTACTAAAGCATTTCGTGGTTTCATTCCTGCTCGTAAAAAGAGTGGTGGCTACAATAACGAAGCCGTGACTGACATGATTACGTTGACCTCAACGGGTCAGGCTCAGTCGCCCACTAATACCATTTTCACAGGCGATCCGGTAGTTCTTCCGGGTGCAAACTTTGCAACGATTTCGCCTTTCATTGCGGCAACTCTTAAACCTTCAGGGGTTTTCATGGGCTGTCAATATGTAGAAAATGGAGAGCAGAAGTTTTCCCGCTATTGGAACGGGGGCTTGAGTGCCACGGATATTAAATTCTTTGTAATCACTGATCCAGATCAGACGTATTACATCCAAGCCTCTCTCTCGCTTTCAGCGGGTGAGTTGGCAATTGTCAAAAACTATAATGTAACAGTTAGTTCTACTGCTTCTTCGGGAAGTACAGTGACTGGTCAGTCCAGTTACTATCTTGACGGAGCTTCAGGTGTAGAATCTTCTGCAGCGGTTCGTGTAATTGGTCGTGCTAAATACCCAGACGAGAAAGATTCGGATGCGTATCCAATCGTTGAAGTATGGCTCAACCATCACCGTGATCGTTTTGTAACTGCTACGGCATCAACAGCTTGATAGGAAGGAATTATTATGGCTATTAATAGAGCTAGTATTAGCAAAGAACTCCTTCCCGGTCTAAACGCTGTTTTTGGAATGGAGTATGGAGAGGTAAATAACGAGCATGAACCTCTTTTCGAAGTAGAAAACTCAGATCGTGCCTTTGAAGAAGAAGTACTCTTCACTGGTTTCGGTACTGCACCCACTAAGGGTGAAGGTGCTTCTGTTTCTTATGATGACGCACAGGAAAGCTATTCAGCCCGTTATACGGCTGAGACGATAGCTCTTGCCTTTGCTGTCACCGAAGAAGCTATGGAAGATAATCTGTATGACACGTTTGCGAAACTTCGTGCGAAAGGTCTTGCACGGGCGATGGCGAACACCAAGCAGGTTAAAGCTGCAAACATCTACAACAATGGTTTCTCTGATACCATTGGTGACGGTGCTGCATTCTTCTCTGCATCTCATCCAACCATTTCTGATGGTCTCCAGTCAAACCTTCTTGGTGCGGCTGATCTGTCAGAAGCAACCCTTGAGACTGCACTAACCACTGCTCAGAAAACCAAAGATGATCGTGGTATTCTGATTGGTGCTTCTGTAGTTTCTTTGCACATCCCCGTTGATTACTGGGCCGTTGCTGATAAGATTCTCAGCAGCCCCGGCAACACCGGAACGAGTGCAGCCAGTGCCAACCCCAATACGAATGCTATCAACGCTATTCGTAATATGGGTATGGTCCCTGAAGGCTACTACATTAACCGTCGCTTCACTGATACTGATGCGTGGTTTGTTAAGACTGATGTGCCGAATGGAACGAAGATGTTCGTCCGTTCTCCGCTTCAGACTAAAATGGAGCCTGATTTTGATACCGGCAATCTGCGATTCAAAGCCCGTGAGCGTTATAGCTTCGGTGTCTCTGATTGGCGTGGATGGTACGGTTCTGCTGGCTGATAAGATAGTTGAGAGGGGTAGTGTACAAGCTACTCCTCTCATACTTATAAGGGAGTTATTATGACAACAAATATTAAAGTAGCACAAAATGTAAGTACCGATGGTGCTATTATCACAGGGTTTCGTTACGTAGATACCGGCCTAACACTTGGAGATGAAGGCACAGGAAGTACTCCTACACCATCACATACCCGTGTCATGGCTATGCACGTATACTCCACAATTGTTGGAGACATTATTATTAAAGGTACTAAACAGATTACGAATAAGACAGCAGCAGGTACAGCTATTCGATGGCGTGTTGGTGCTACTGATTCACAAGATACTTATGTAGGAGATATGGGTGTAGGCGTATTTGGAATTGTAAGCCTTGCAACTTCAGGTGCCGCTGCTATGCTCCCAACCATTACATTATATGTAGGCTAACAATGTCTACATACTCTGATTTAAAAACAGCCTTAATTAATACCTCTGAGAATGATGGTACTGAATTTACTAATGAGATACCTAGTTTCATTAGCAGAGCAGATCTACGTCTAACAAAAGATATTGATGACTCAGGGATAGATGAGTATTAGGCTATTACTCTTACTGCTGGTAATGCGGTTGTAAGTCTAAATGATAGA